ATAGGAACGAACCCCATTGGTCTGAATGGCACGTGGCGCGTGGGCTGCTCTTCTCCAAGGCAGCAAGGGACTGGTTCCGGGAGTGTGACTACGGACCCGAGATATTCCTATGCCCTATCGCCAGCCATGTGATCGCGTGGGCCTTGCTTGAGCGGGACCGTATCCCCAAGCAACTGGCCGACCTGATGGAACACCGGAACGAAAGCAACTACTCGTTTGCCGAGTTCGCCCTTGAGCCGTTGTGCCACTACCCGGACGGGGTGGAGGCGACTACCGAGGGGGATGATATTCGATACCAGCATGAGGTGTACCGGTACACCACGGCCCTACATGGAGTACGCGGTGAACCCTGAAACAATCCAAACAACACCACCCACGAACAAGTGGGCAGCCAAACAAGCCGTCGTCGGCACGATGGACCCGTCGGACGAGGTGCGCGACCGGATCGACCGGACCATCTCGGGCGAACTGCGGTCGGTCCAAAGCCCGTGGCCGCGATTCTCGGACATGACCCACAGCCTCCAGCCCGGCACCGTCACGATCGTTTGCGGCGACCCGGGATGCGGGAAGAGTTACTTCGTCCTCCAGTGGTGCGCGTGGTGCCTTGACAACAAGGAAACAGCCAGCATCATGGAACTGGAATGCGACCGGCAGTTTCATATGTTCCGCCGCCTAGTCCAACTGTCGGGCGAGGTTCGGCTGCTCGACCCCGCGTGGGTGATCGCAAACGGCAACGCCGCAAGCAGGCTCCAGATTGTCCACCCTGGGGCACTGGACAAGATGGGCCTGTGTATGAGCCATGCCCCGAACATGGATGTGACGTACGACGCCTGCCTCAAGTGGATTGAGAAGAGCGCACCGTCCAGCCGGATCATCTTCGTCGATCCGATCACCGCCATGTCCACCCAAGATAAGCCGTGGATCGCGGACAAGGATTTCGTTATCGCGGCGCGGAAGATTCTGGCGAAGCACGGTTCCTCACTCGTCGCCGTGACTCACCCGGCCAAGCAGCGGGAACGCGGCGCGCCGTCGATGAAGGACTTGGCTGGCGGCACGGCATACGAGCGGTTCACCGACACAATCCTCTGGATTCGTAATGATGGGATCGAAGATGTTTCGACGTACGGGCCGTTCGGCGAGCATATCGAGGTGACGTGTAACCGCCGCTTACGCCTGTGCAAGACGCGAAACGGCAAAGGCGCTGGCATGGACATAGGCATGTGGTTCGATCCGAAGTCCTTGACGTTCAGTGAGTTGGGCGTGATCGTTGAAGAATGAGCGGATTTCTCTTGACACCGAAAACGCACGGTGTAGCGTATTGGGAAGCGAGTAACGAAAGGAAGCAATGAAGGACTACGAGGGATTCATAGAGTCGAAGTCAGACCACGGAAGCGGGTGCGGGTTCGCGCCGGTGTTCATGCCGGAGTTCCTATTTGACTTCCAGAAGCACCTTGTCGATTGGTCCGTCCGCAAGGGCCGGTCGGCGATCTACGCCGAGTGCGGGCTGGGCAAGACAGCCATGCAACTCACATGGGCGGAGAACGTCGCCCGAAAGACTGGCGGGAACGTGCTGGTGCTGACGCCGCTCGCCGTCGCCAAACAAACCGAACGCGAGGCGGAGAAGTTTGGGTTGGAAGCGTACCGCTCCAAGGCTGGAGAACGCAAGGGGCACATCACGATCACGAACTATGAGCGGCTGGAACAGTTCGACCCCGCCGATTACGTCGGCGTGGTGTGTGACGAATCGAGCATCCTCAAATCATTCTCCGGCGTGACCCGCAAGCGCGTGACGCGATTCATGGCACGCATGGACTACCGCCTCTTGTGTACGGCGACACCGGCCCCGAACGATTACATCGAACTGGGCACGTCGGCGGAAGCGTTGGGAAACATGACGCACACCGACATGCTCCGCCGGTTCTTCAAGTATCTGGACGACAAGGGCCAGCGTAGCGAACTGCGACACCAAGAGCAGGCCGAGGAAGCGATCAAGGCGGACGGCGCGTACTACCAGAAACTTGCGTACCGCGTTGCCCAGACCATCGGGCAATGGCGGTTGAAGCATCACGCGGTGGTCCCGTTCTGGCGTTGGGTTGCATCGTGGGCGCGGATGTGCCGCAAGCCGAGCGACCTTGGATTCTCTGATGCCGATTTCGCGCTTCCGCCACTCAACCAATACGATCACATCATCAAGCCACAAACGCCGCCGGATGGGTTGCTGTTCAACGTGCCCGCGTTTGGGCTGGGTGCCGAGCGTGAAGAACGACGCCGCACGCTGTCCGATCGTTGCGGGTTTGTGGCCGACCTTGTGAACCACAAAGAACCCGCGATTGTGTGGTGCCACATGAACGCGGAAGCCGATGAGTTGGAGCGGATCATTCCCGGTGCCAAGCAAGTTGCGGGCAGCACGCCGGACGATGAGAAAGTAGAGTTATACGAAGCCTTCACTTCCGGGGAGTTGCGGGTCATAATCATCAAGCCGAAAATCGGCGCGTGGGGCATGAACTGGCAGCACTGCAACCATGTCGTCACGTTTGCGAGCCACTCCTACGAACAGCACTACCAGAGCATCCGCCGTTGCTGGCGGTATGGACAGAAGCGGCCCGTACGCCTTGACGTTGTAGCGACCGAGGGCGAAGTGCGGGTGATGGAAAACATGAAGCGCAAGTCAGAGCGAGCGGAGCGAATGTTCGAGGCTCTCGTGCGAGAGATGAACAAGGCTACCGAAATCAAGTCTGTGAACGAGTATACAAAGAAAGTTGAGGTTCCCCAATGGCTGTCCGCGATCAAGTTGTGAACGATAAGTACGCCGCCTACAACGCCGATTGCATCGAGGTGCTGCGATCATTGCCGGATGAGTTTGTGCATCTCACCGTCTACTCGCCGCCGTTCGCTGGGTTGTACCAGTATTCGAGCGACCCGCGCGATATGTCGAATAGCATTGACAAGGACGAGTTCTTCGATCACTATGGGTTCTGTATCTCGGAGATTGCCCGCGTGACAATGCCGGGCCGAATCTCGGCGGTGCATTGCATGGACATTCCGCTATCAAACGCTGGGTGCGATGCGATGTACGACTTGCCGGGCCGGATCATTGCCGAGCATGAGGCGCGCGGGTTTGTGTACGGTGGGCGTCGTGTTATCTGGAAAGAACCGCTGATGGTCCGCAACCGCACGATGATGAAGTCTCTGCACCACAAGACGTTCTGCGAGGATTCGACGCGGTGCAGCATTGCGAACGCCGACTATCTGTTGATGTTCAGGAAGAAGGGCGAGAACCCCGTGCCGGTCGTCCATGAAACTGGGATGCACAACTACGCCGGTGAACGTCAGCCACCTTCCGATACGCTCGCATACCGTGGCATGAGCGGCGACCAGAAACAGAACCGATACTCACAATGGATTTGGCGTCAGTACGCATCGTCGGTATGGGACGACGTTCGCATTGACCGCGTGCTTCCGTTCCGTTCGGCGAAGGACGGAGAGGATGAGAAGCACGTTCACCCGTTGCAGTTGGACGTTATCGAGCGAGCCGTTCATATGTGGTCCAACCCAAACGAAACCGTCCTCACCCCATTCATGGGCGTAGGGTCTGAGGTTTACGGCGCGGTGGTCAATGGTCGCCTTGGCATCGGTATCGAGTTGAAGCGTTCGTACTTCAATCAGGCTGTGCAGAACTTGGAGAAGGCCGCACAGTTGGGCGGGGACGTTGGCGAGAACGCGCCGGATATGTTCGCGGGCGCGGAAGAGTCGGAAGAATAACCAGTTTTCCCTTGACCCGCCCGTTGGGTGGGGTAGCGTTATGGGAAAGGACCACCGATGAACATTCCACGGCAGATGATTGAGGCTGGGGCGAGTATCGGCGACACCATCCTCATCGTGCGGGCAGAGAAGGGCGGGGGCAATGGCTAACTCAATCACCATACGCCTGCCACACCCGCCGCGAATCCTCCACCCGAACGCGCGTCCACACTACATGGCCAAGGCGAAGGCGACCAAGACCTACCGCAACATGGCCAAGGCTGCGGCGTTGGAAGTGAGCGGTGGTTCCCAGTTGTGGCCGGCGGCGACGGTGAAGGTGATTGCCACATACAAGGACGCAAGGCGGCGCGACCGCGACGGGATTCTGTCGTCGTTGAAAGCGGCGTTTGACGGACTGGCTGATGCGTGGGTTGTGATGAATGACGCTGACTTCACTTACGAGCCGGTTGAGGTTCGCAAGGGCACCGACGTTGGGATTGTGTTAGTCATTACGGAAGGAGCGAAGCAATGAGACACCACAGCACTTCGATCGTTGGGCCGGACTTGGATGGGCCAGAAATGCGTGAGTGTAAGTGCGTGGATGGGCCGGGTCCGTGTGGAAGGTTCATCAAGCACACCGTCCGCAATGATCGACAGATTGAGGTTTGTTGCGGGTGCGGCGCGGAGACTGACGTGGGGCCAGCGTGGACTGGTTGCATCAAAGCCAGCGACTTGGAGCCGCCGAAGCCGCCGGGGGTTGTCGAAGCCCCCGCACAGCCGAGCGTGGGGGACAAACTAGGCGAGGTGCTACAGAGAGCGTACTGCCAGACGCGCACGGGAAAGGACTTCTGGGCCAATGTCGCCCTCGCCGTCCGCCGCGAGGTGCTCAAAGAAGTGTTTGCGGAAGAGGATGTTGAAGCGGCGGCGAAGGCGATGTGGAACGCAACGCTCCCCGGAATCGCATGGGACGAACTGCGAGAGGCAAGCCGAAAGCCAATCAGGGTGCAAGCCCGTGCCGCCCTCGCCGCAGCCGACGCGGTTGCAAAGCATAAACCACTGAACATGCCAGCCGATCGTTCGGCGATGATCGAGAAGGCACTAAACGCGAACGACGGATCGTGTTCGACTGGTGCAATGATGGCCGACCCCGCCCCCGTCGCGGCGAAGCCCTCCCTCCTCGACGAGTTGGCGGAGGCTGGGCACAACGCTCGCAAAGAGGCACAAAAGTACGCTTGGGTTCCTTGGAGCGAATGCAGCGACTCGTACAGGCAAAGGCTCAGAGAACAAGCCCTCTCCGTCGCGCGGCGGCTGCTGGAAAGGGAAGCGACGGACGCGGAAGTGAACGCCTTTGTCAAAGAGTACCAGTTATTCGACGGGTCCGCGTTTGAGTCGCAGCGTGCAGGACTCAAAGCCTCCCGCCGCGCACAACTCGCCGAGTTGGAGGGGGAGGTGCCAACATGAACATGCACCAGTACGCAAGGCTGCAAGCGAAGATGTCCCAACACTCGATCAGGAAGGCGTGGGCACGCAAACAACCACAAGTCTGCCACTACTGCAAGAAGGCCGTTGGAACCACGCCGAAAGGCACCTTTGGAGGAACAAGCGTCCCAATGACGGTGGACCACGCGCAGCCAACGTCAAGGGGTGGGAAGGACATACCAGAGAACTGGCGAGTGTGCTGCCTGCCATGCAACAAAGCCAAGGCGAACATGACAGAGGCTGAGTTCACCGCCCACGTCGAAACCACCAGCAAGGAGTTGGAGAAGCCATGAGCGATAAGGAAATCAAGTCGGCTGTCACCATCACGTTCTTCGAGTTCGCCGACGGAAGGACCGGCGTGGACATTGCACCAAACCCAGACGAACTTCCAGCGGGACCGGCGAAGGACGCGGCTGTCGCGTTTGAGAACATGCTGGCTGCGCACGGATGGGACAACACGATTCGGACAACCAAGCAGGCATTTACACCATTGCGGCTTGTGACTGACGAGAAAGGAGCCCCCAATGACTGAGCCGAGCAGGGAGGAAGTGGAGGCGGCGTTGCAGGCAATCGCTGCGGCAACTACGGACCTGACGTTGCGAGAGATGCAAAGACGTGCCCTCGAAGCCGCCGCGAAGGTGAGGCAGAAGGGGGAGAGGCGTATCGCGTACAACGGAACCGGCGAGGAGGAGTACGCCAGCGTGCTGATGCACGAAGATGAGACATTGAAACCCGGCGAAGAACTCGTCGTGCGGAAAGTGAGGGGGACGTGAGCCATATGACAAAGAACGAGTTGATCGTCGAGAGTTGCCGCAACATGGCGTTTCAAGACCTGCGAGACACGTTGTCGTCTGCACTGGACAACCGCGACGCAACCATCGCCGCGCTCCGGGCGGAGGTTGAGAGGTTGAAGGCGACCGTCGCAGAACTGCGGCAAACAAACCGCGAGTTGATGGGCATTCGTGCTGTGATCGGCCACGCGACTATCGACGCTATGCGGGAAGAGATCACCCAACTCCGCGAGGACCGGAGGGTGTTGGCGAACGAGTGTGAGGCGTGGAGGCTCGCGTCAGGGAACAAACCAGAGGACGTTGGCGACCGATGGAAGGCCCTGTACGTCACCGGCGGCGAATGGAGATGGCAACCGCTTGCAGCAGCCGACGCCACCGACGCGAGCGGTGCCCTTGGGAGAGCGACATGAACAACACCGGCACCAAGTCCAGGGTCATGGCACAGTGGAAGCCCACCCCGCCGCCACGGGCAACCGTCGAGGCCATGAAAGAGAAAGCCAGGGCAGCCGCCGCACTGCTCGCCGAGTTGGAGGCCCGCGCCGCACTGGAGAACGCCCGCCCGCTCTCCGCCGTCGTGACGGACATCGACACCACGCCCGTCGAGGTGCCCCCAGAGGTGGACAACAACCTGCACTTTGAGGCGATCTACAAGGCCGTCCGCGACGACTTCGGCGTGGAGCGGGAAACGCTCGAAGGCAAGGGCCGTCACCCCAAAGTCATAGCCGCACGGCGGGCGCTCGTCTGGCTCACACGCAAACGCACGCTCCTGTCGTTCCCCGAGATTTGCAAGGCGATGGGACGCACCGGGCGGGGCCATTCCACGATGGTCGATCAGTTCCACGCGGCCGAGGCCATGATGGACCAGCCCATGTACCCGGGCACGGCAGAGACGTTTGCAGAATACTTCTTCCGGTTCTCGCAGAGAGCATGGGCGTTCAAGCCGCGAAGCCCGTCAGTAGCCAACCCGCCGGCCGAGCAGGGGAAGTAAGACACTCAGGCCCGGTAGCACCCGCTGCAACAAAGACGTTCTGTATTTGGGCAAACGCGCAGTTTCAAGAGGCGTGGGGGTAGAAATCGGCGACGATATTTCTTTCCCCTGCGCGCAATGAAACAGCCCAGGGCCAATGAGAAGCCCCAAGAACGTCGCCAAGGCCAATCGTAAGGCCAGAGGACGGGGTATCATTCCACGCAGACCAGCCGCTTCGCGTTGCGCGAGGTGGCTATGGCACGCATCCTGCAACCCAAATCAAACACCCCGGTCCTGATGGGCAATGCCTGCCAGCGCTCGCCGGACTTTCCCATTTCCGCCAGCCTCTTGTTCTCGAACCAGACCGTCGCGCTGCCTGGGTACAACACGACCCTGGCGTACACGCTGACGGATCTGGAAAAGGCCGACGCCGATCGTCTGGCCACCGGCACGGGCAATCAGCAGTATTTCGTGGTCGAAACTGGCATGTTCGGGATTGGCTGCTTCACGCCGATTATCGGCACGGCGGCCACGCTCGCCTCGTCGGCCGACTCTGACCGCAAGTGGATCACGGTGCGGGCGTTCGGCTTCAAGTTCCGTTTCAGTGACACCCCAGCCCAGCGCGTGCAGTGGACCAAGGCCGAGCCGCTTTGGGAGATCGCGTTCCGCACGAGCCAGTTGGCGATCCCCGATGGGCACATTGCGATCCCGGCGACTCGGCCGGCAGCGTTGGCGTACACCTGGGCGGCCGATCTGACCTTCAAGGTCAATACCAGCACCGAGAACGTGGTCGATCTGACGCGCGGCGACGGCGTTCGCAAGCGCGGCGAGGTCGCAGACGGTGCCCTTTCTGTCGAGTTTGACGTGGCCGACTACGACGCGATCGTGTTCGCGGGCACCTGCGACACGCCCCCGGGCGAGGATGGCGGCGATGCGTCGAGTTGGTCGGGGGTGTTCACGGGCCTCTAAGGAGTCAGGGATGCAGAACGTCGAGTTGTGGTCGAAGTTCGCGGTCGGTCAGCGGGTCGGTTTCAGGGGCTCGAACGTCATGTTCGGGCGTGTTCTGCGGGTCAAGGCCGACGTGGTGGGGGGCAAGGTCACGCCCACCTACCTCGTTCAGTGGCGGGACAGGAACGCCAAGGGCAAGACCGAGATTGTGTGCGAGTGGGAACTTGGAAGGCACCTCGAATCTCTGGGCGGCTACTTCAAGCGACTGGAGGCGGCGGCGTGAAGCAGCGCGAGATTCATCCAGAATGGGGCAAGTGGACCAACAAGTGCGGCACCTGTGGCTGCCACAAGCCTTGTCTGTTCGATCGGTGGTGCATCGTGTGTGCCAAAGGCAGAGAGCCAGCAAGGGCGCAAAGTGAGGCCCTTCCTGCATGGGGCTGTGCGCTCGGACCTGAGCCGGAAGTAGCAGACGACGGCATGTACGCCAAGGCCCTGCGAGAGATGGAAGATCGAGAAATGGAGTTGATATGAAGAACCTGAGAATCGTGGGCCTGTTGGCCCTTGTCCTGTTCGTTTTCCCCCTGTGCGGTTGCGAAAGCACGCTCACGCCCCAGCAGGTGGCCAACATCGAGGCCGCACACGCGGCGGCGGTGAGCCTTGTTGACGGGCAGCGTGCGGCGGTGCAGACGGCAATCGCCAAGGCTGAGGAAGCCAAGCGCGAGGCCGCGGCTGCTGTCGGCACCTCGAAGGAGGCGGCTGCCGCGGCTGCTGCTGCGAAGATCCAGTCTGTCGCCGATGCCCAGGTCGCGGCCCTGAACACCAGCGAGGCGGTGTTGGCCGAGGCCGAGGGGCTGTTGGCGGCTGCAAAGACGGGCACGATCGACGTGGGCGACGCGGCTGTGGGCGTTGGAACGGCAGTCGGCGGCCCTGTTGGTGCGGCGATTGGGCTCGGCGGCGTGGTCCTGAGCCTCTTCCAGCGCGCTCGCGGTAAGAAACTCGCGGGCGTCATCACCGACCTGTTCGCCACCCTCAAGTACGTCAACGACACGCCGGAAGAGGCGAAGCGTACCGACGTGGTGAAGGCCATCGCGGACAACTTGGACGATCCCAACGCCAAGACCCTGCTCTCTGACGGCGTGATGTACGACGGCAAGCCACTCTGAATCACTCTCTTCCTCCCTGCCCGGGTAGCGGAAACCTCCCGGGCGGCTTATGAAGAAACTCGTTCCCCTCGTCGTCCTGCTGTGGTCCATCGTCGCCCAGGCCGCGACGCTTCCCCTCGTTGGCGGTTCGCCCACCATCGGCCCGGACGGGCGGTGGTTCCGCGCTGAGTTCTCGCTAGCGTCCCCATCCTCGCGGACCAATCCGACGATCTCGACGGCCCGGCCGACGCTGACGACGGGCAGTCGGTCGCTCCAGCCCGAGCCCATCGGCGCGTGGTACGTTGACTCCGGCGGCGTGACGACGTGGACCTTGTGGTACAACATCCCCGAGGGTGCCCGGGCGGTCTACGGCGAGAACTTCACGGTTTCGTGGTCGGCAGCACTGGCCACCGACGGCAGCAGCAACACCACGCCCACGAGCGCGACGGGCGTTGCGGTCCTGAACAAGTCGCGGACGGACTCGAAAGGTTGGTATGCGGTCCCGGCGGCGGCTGACGCGAGGCAAATCTACGTCTCGCCCACTGGCAGCGATGCCAACCCGGGCACGCAAGCGCAGCCCAAAGGGACACCCGCGGGTGGCATGGCCCTGATGCGGTCGGGCTTCCCTGATAGGCTGTATCTTGAACGTGGCGGCACCTACCCCTCGTTCCTGACGGCGTGGCAACTCAACGGGCGTGGTCCGACCGAGCCCATCATCGTCGGTGCGTATGGCTCTGGCGCGAGGCCGATCATCAGCGCCAGCGGCGGCCAGGGCTTCGGCAAGCAGCATTCGCAGAGTGGCGACCAGAATCGGCGGTACATCGCCCTGATCGGGCTGGACTTCCAGCAATCGGGGTCTGTTGGCACGTCGAACGGGTTTTGGTGGCTGGGCGGCGGCACGGATATCTGGGTCGAGGACTGCCGTTTCTCCAACTTCGGCGAGGGCGTGACGGTTCAGGGGTTCAATGGGTTCTTTGTGAACGACCTTGTGATCCGCCGCAGCCAGATCGTCGATGCGAGCGTGTCGGGCGGCAAGTCGCAGGGCTTGTACCTGCACCAAGTCGTCAACGCCTACATCGCCGAGAACATCATCGACCGCAATGGGTACATCGGGACTGGATTCGGCACGTCGAGCATCTTCAACCACAACCTCTACACCTCGACCGAGAGCCGGGGCACGGTGTTCTACGAGAACATCAGCACGCGGGCGGGCTCGGACGGTGTGAAACTCCGCTCGGGCGGGCTGATCTTCGGCAACTTCTTCCTTCGCAACCCCATCAACATCAAGGCTGGCTGGGACGACGCGGATGATCCGGCCCCGTGGAGCAGCGGCCAAGTCCTGATTGCGAAGAACGTCATCATCGGGGCGTCGGACATCCTGCCAGCATCCACCCGCGGCTGGGGCATCGTCGTTGCCAACGGCGTGGGCGGGGGCGTGGTAGACAACCTTGTGGCCAACGCGACGGGCACGCAGGGGACGGCCCTGCACCTGGACGGGACGTACTTCACCATCGGCATCAACGGCTTCGACGTGCGGAACAACACGTTCTACGAGCCCGGAAACGACAACGGCGGCGCGGTCATGTTCGAGGGCAACGGGACGCAGTTGCGCGGTGTCGCCTTCACGGGCAACATCGTGGACGAGGATGGGACGAGCGAGCCCCTTGTGCGGCACTTCTCCAGCCCCGTCGCGGGCCAGTTCAGGGAGTACGCCAACAACAAGTTCAACGGCTCGGGCGGGTTCCTGTTGGGATCGTCCGGCGTGTCCTTCTCGGCTTACAAGACGGCGGTGGGTGACTCGACAAGCACGCAAGAGGCCGTGGACTTCGCCGATTCGACGTGGGGCATCGACGATTACATGACGGCGATCGGCGGCACGGGCACCGAGGCGGCGTTCTACACCGCGATCCGGGGCCAGCGGAACGGGGCATGGGCCTCGAACCTGACGGCGAGAGCCATCGGCGACTCGTTCCGGCAGAAGTTCTCCGACGATGCGGGCTCGCCCGTTCCCCCGGCGCCAACGGGCCTGACGGGGGCGAGGACCACAACCACGGTGACGGTTTCCTTCCCGGCGGTGAGTGGTGCGACCGGGTACAAGATCCGGCGCCTGACTGGCACAGGCGGCTCGGTGGCTTCCTCCCAGACGGTGACGGACCCCACGGCGACCTTCACCAGTCTCACGGGCTCGACGACGTACTACTTCAACGCTTTGGCGACGAATGGCACGGGGGACTCGAGTGCGTCGGCGGAGTTGGCGGTGCGCACGGCCCCAGCGGTCATCACCGGACTTGGCGCGACGGCTGGCGAGAGCCAAGTCACATTCGCGTGGACCCAATCGGCAGATAGCAACTGGCGGCAGTATCGCGTCTACACATCTGCGACTGAGGGCGGGACGTACACGCTGCACCAGACAATCACCAGTGCGCGGGCGACGGTTTCGGCGGTGGTTCCCGGCGACCCAGAAATAGCAATCTGGGCCAAGGTGACGCAAGTAGACAACACGGGCGCGGAGTCCGACCTGAGCGCGGCAGCATCAGAAACTCCAACGGCTCCCATTCTCAACGCGGTGCCGATCGCCAACGCTGGCGTCGATATCACGGTGACAGACACCGATCGCGGCGGCACCGAGGCTGTGCAGTTGGACGGGCGGGCATCGGTGGACCCGGATGGCACGATCGTGTCCTACTCGTGGTCCGAGGGGGGCACAGTAAAGGCGACGGGCTCGTTCCCGAAGGTCACGCTTGGGATTGGCGTTCACACTTTCACCCTGACCGTGACCGACGACGACGGCGCGACAGACACCGACACTGTGACCATGACGGTGGAAGAGGGTCCAATCCCGAACAACCCGCCCACATGCTCGATCTCGTCCTACGGATCGGTGCAGATTTCAAACGAGTTGGCGACCACGCTCAACATCCTTATTGACCCGGACGCGACCGACAGCGACGGGACGGTGGTTTCTCTCGTTCTCAAGAAGAATGGCGTGGTGGTGTACAACATCGAAAACGACCCCGACGAAGTGGCCACTGTTCTTGCGGGGTTCTCGCTCACCGTCGGTCTTGGAACGTCGGTGTTTACGCTGGCGGTAACCGACGACGACGGGGCGACCTGCACCAGCACGGGCACGATCACGGTCCTCCCCTACGTCGGCCCGGATCCAAACGAGCCGCCTGTTGTCAGCGCCGGCGGCAATCGCACGGTGACGGCAGCACGCGGCGCTTTCACGGCGGCCGTCGTCATGGCGGGCACGGCTACCGATGCCGATGGCACGATCGCGCTGGTGCAGTGGAAGGAGGACACTCGAGTTCTCAAGACCACGCCCACAAACGGCAACAACGCCCAGGTGCTCGCGGCGTCGATCAACCTCCCGATCGGGCGTCACGTCCTGACGCTTCGTGCGGTGGACGACGACGACGCGGCAACGACGGACACGGTGACAATCACGGTCAATGCACACGCGCAGGATCGCAATAATCCAACGTGGATTCAGCGGTACTTGCGGTGGATTCGCTCGGTTCGCTAGGAGAAACAATGTCGGCTGTCATCAAGTACATCAAAATCGACGGGATCAAGGCGTGCGTTCTGTGGGTCATCAACCGCATGGGCGGCGACTTCGGCGTGACCTTCGAGACGATCCAAACCAAGGTCGGCAAGAGCCCCGTCATCTCGGCCATCGCCGAGTTGCTTGAGGGTGGCCACATCACGCACCCCGTCACCAAGAGCGGCGACCCCATCACCACCAAGTTCCAGACGACCGCGCACGGTGTGAGCCAGTTGCGGCGCAACTACAAGGTGGCGATCGAGTCCATCGACGCCCAGTTGAAGCGCGTCGGCGAGGTCGGGCACCCCAAGACCGAGGTGGAACGACTCGAACAGCAGCGCGCAATGGTGGAAGAGGCCCGCCAAGTGCTGACCCCGATCGAGGAAGCACCCGAGTCGATGGAAGAACAGCCCCGCAAGTTGCACACGACGATCGAGATTCCGGCGGACGAGATGCCGCGCGGTCCCAAGCCCGCCGAGCCGCTTACTGAGGGCCTGATGTCAGGGAAGGGGCCGACGAAACGTGTTCCCAGTGCTTCCGCAGGTGCTTGAAACGATCCGAGGGGTTCGGCGTGATGCGGTGTTCTGAGATGGCGAGGGCGGTTTCGGGCCACACGGCGACCATGTACGCCCGTGTGCCCTGCTCGAACACGATGAAGCGTGCGGCGGCGGTGCCGTCCTTGCGTTCCCAGACGCCCAGATCGAACACATCGGCATGGTTCCCGGCCATGAACCTCTCGGCCAGCGATTGCACCAGCGGATAGCGGGATTGGGCCGCGATCGAGGGCATCGCGTGCCATGCGGAAATGTTGCGGAGCAGCGTCACGACGGTTGGAACGTCCACGGAGAAGGATATGGGCAAGCGCGAGAACGGAAGCGGATTGGTGGTCGGCGAAAGAGGGGCGCGAAAGCCCCCGACTCGCGGCACTGACCCGCTCACCAGCCTTTCGTTCGCCGAAATCTGTGATCGGGTCATCAAGGACAAGAACAACGAGAAAACCACGCTCTTGAAACTGGTGTTGCGGAACGTCCGCGACGGATTGCAAGAGCGCGACGAGTTCGGCCTTATGACGCCCGGAGCGGTGGCGCTCACCCGCGACTGTCTGAACCGCAAGTTCGGCCGGCCCAAGGAAACGAAAGAAACCATCAAAAAGAGCCTGCACCTCATCGCAGAGATCCGCGTGGATCAGGCGAAGGCGGCGGCATTACTCACAGGAAGGAACGGAAATGGCAAGCCCCGGAGTCAAGTTGGAAGTCCTGCTCTTGAACCTGATCGCGGTGAATCAGACGACGAATCAGGCTTTGGCGATGATTGCCCAGCATCAGGCGTTCAAGGAACAGAACAAGACCCCGAAACTTGAGTTGGCTGGCGCTGATGTCGCTGGGCGGCTCGGGAAGAATGGGGCCGTCCCGTCTCAGGCGGCGGAAATGGCGGCGGCCGAACAGCAGTTGGGCATGGCTGTGCAGCAGTCGCTCGGAGCGGTGCATGACCGCGTGACCGCCCTGATGAACACCCTCAACGGAGCGGCAGGTGCAAGCCATGGCACAGACTGAAATCGTCCCCAAACTCGTCCACCCCAGCGACTACGGCGTGTGGCTGGACGTGGAGGGGGAGCGTGTGTTCTTCCCGATCGCCAAGGACCGGGACGGCAACTTCAACCAGCGGTGTGAGTTGCTGGAGTGGGTCGAAGCGGACCCACTTCGGCGGGAAACGATCATCCGGCTCTGCTCGCAGAAGTCGGTTGATTCGTTTCTCTATTGGCTCAACCTCTTTGGGTTCACCTATCTGGTGAAGTTGGTCCACGACGACGGGCACGAAATCTCCCTCGACGAAGGGACGCGCATGCCGTTCATCACCTGGCCCTGTCAGGACCGGGCGGCGGCGGACATCCTGCACGCGATTTGGTCGGGCGAGTCCATTGCGGTCAACAAGTCCCGCGACATGGGCGCGTCGTGGCTGGTGCTGGCCATCTTCCAATGGCTCTGGCAGTTCTTCCCCGGCACGATCTTCCTCGAAATCAGTTACGAGGAGGAGTTGGTTGACGACTTCACGATCAACAGCCTGTTCGGGAAGCATGATTTTCTGATCGCCAACCAACCCGAATGGATGGTTCCGCCCCACGAGCGGGTCAAACTGGCGTTCCGGCGGACGGATTGCGAGGGCGTCATCACCGGATCGGCGACGGCGGGCCGGAAGGGACGCGGCAAGCGCAACACGGCGACGCTGCTCGACGAGGGTTCGAGCATCAAGCAACTCCCGATCCTCTGGACCACGCTGCGAGCGACGGCGGGCAGCCGAATCGTGGTTTCGACGGTCGAGGGGGCCAACTTCTTCTGGAAGATCGTGCGATCGGGCAAGGTGAAGGTGGTCACGCTCCCGTGGTGGGAACACCCGCTCAAAGGCAAGGGCGCGTACGAGGCCAAAGACCCCGAGACGGGCGTGGTGCAGATCCGCTCCCCGTGGTACGACCTGCAAGACGCAACCTCGATCGACAAGCGCGAGACAGCCCAAGAGTTGGGGATGGACCCCTCAGCGGGGGGAAAGAGCGTTTTCAAGCCCCAGACGGTCCAGCGGCAGATCGCCAAGCACGCCCGCGAGCCTTTGTACGTCGGGTATCTGGCCGCCCACGACCAAGACCTTCTCGACGAGTGGATGCTGAAATGCTCGAGCGACCGCAGCGCCATGAAGTGGGGCATGGTCGATGCCGACATCGGCTCGGGCGTGGACTGGTTGCATCTCTGGTGCGAGTTGAAGCGGGACGCGACGAACCTGTGGAGGCCCGACCAGCGGAAAACCTACGTCATCGCCAGCGACATCGGGCGCGGCACGGGTTCCAGCAACTCCGCGGCGTCGGTCTGGTGCGTGGACGACCAGTTGAAAGTGGGCCGGATTGTCAGCAGCAGGCACACGCCCGACGAATGGGCGCGGCTGCTCATCATGGCGGGGTACTGGTTCGGCGGGACGCGGCGCTGTGCCCACCTGATATGGGAAGCCAACGGGCCGGGCGGGGAGGTCTGGAACGTCGTGCGTCGGATGCGCTATCCGTGGTACTACAAGCGGATCGTCGAGGACGACATCAACCGCAAGCGGTCCACCAAGCCGGGCTGGGTGTCGAATCAGGCGAGCAAGGCCAACCTGCTCATCGCGTATGCGTCGGCCCTGTCGCGGGACGAGTTCAAGAATCCCGACCGGGCGGCACTGGAAGAGGCTGAGTCGTATGTCTGGTATGACTCCGGCGGCGGCGAGCGCGTGGCGGGCGTGGGCGAGCGAGAGGACGACACGACGGGCGCGCAGGCGGCGCACGGCGATCTGGTCATTGCGGACGCTCTTGTGTGGTACGGGCAGCAGCAATGCCACCGACACGGCGACGAGGGGTTGATTCGACCGCCAGGATCACCACCCGGGATGGTGCCTTGACTCGCATGTGGGGCTAGTATTCTCTGACCAACCACCTCGCGTCGGCAGGAACGACGCCGCGTGGACTCACTCGTCACCCCACAGATTTGCAGGCAAGCCTTGGAATCCGCACGGGATTTCAAGTCGCCTCTCATGGGGTTCCGGGCACGCGCTTACAAAGAAATCACGGGTCGCTACTACCAAGGCGACAACGCCACCGGCCCCTCGCAGGCGATGGATCTGCGCCGGATGGATCACCCCGATCGTCCCGTCGCGGTCATGCGGCACTCGGCTCTGACGATTCGTGCGGTTTTGAGCCACAAAACGCCCCGGTTTGACTTCGGCAGCGAGATCCCCGACCTGAACGGACAGGCGGCGATTTACGAGATGAAGTTCAACAAAGAGGCGGTCGAGAACAACTTTCGGGCCTTGGGCAAGAAGGCCATTCTCGACGCGCTGGTGTCGCCGATCACCGTGGTCCGCACGGGCATCCGGTTCGGCGACGAGATGTTTGCGGCCAGCGGGCGCGAGCGTGACCTGAACCAGTGGTTCGCGCGGCTGGTGGACGGCGACAACTACACCTGGGATCCCGATTGCACCGACTGGGAGGACCGCGCGTGGGACGCCGAGGAATACTTGGTTTCGCGAGCCTACCTGCTTGCGGCGGGTATCTACGAGCCTGAGTTGGTGGAAGCGATCGACGAGGACGCCCCAGACGGCGGGTCCGACTTCGTGCGCAACCTCTCCGGCAAAGCCTTGTACACCGAGAGCCCGTTCGTCGAGTGGCTTCGGCTGGTCGATATGTTCTTCTACGACCTGCAAGGCAACGGCGACACCTACAAGGTGACGTTTGCCCGGCATGGGGACTCGCTGGAGTTCCTGCACTTCGGCCCGTGGCAGGGTCCGACACGCGGGCCGTTCACGCGGCTGGAGTTCGAGCCTGTTCCGCACAACGTCGCCTCCCTGTCGTCCGCCGTCGCCCAGTACGAGCAGTCACGCACCACCGACGAGTTGTGGTCGCGGGTCAACCAGCAGGCGAAGAAGTCCACGAAGAAGCCCGTGGTGCCGGACGGAGCGCCGCAGGACGACGTGGACGCGATCAAGAAGGACGACGCCGAGATGATCCGGTCGGACGCGGCTGGACAGGCCACCGTCCTCGATCTGGACCTTGTGAGCGTTCCCCTGATCTCCGTCGCCACCCAAAACCACCAGTTCGCCAACACGGCGGCCAAGAACCCCGACGTTCTCAGCGGCCAGTCGAGCGACACCAAGACCGCCACCGAGTTCTCCGGCCTGATGGGCATGGTCCAAGTCAACATGAAGGACATGCAGGAGACGGTCGAAACGTTCTGGGCGGCGATCGCCCGTTCGTGGCTCTGGTATCAGTTGTACCACCCGGCCACGCAGTTGCCGTCCGCGACGATTCAGGGCCAGTTGCAGTTCCCCAGCGGGGAGCGCTACTCGGTCGTCCTCTCGCCCGAGCAGAAGGAAGGCGAGTTCCTGGACTACACGATCTCTGTCCGCCCCGGTTCCTCGATGTTCATGGACGAGACGATCCGCTCGCAGCGCGAGGACGCGATGATCGCCAAGGCGATGCCTCTCATGCAGTTGGAAGCCATGACCGGCGGGTTCTTCCGTGGGTCGAAGTTCTGGCAGGACCGCATGATGCAACTCGGGGCCGACTCGATGGGCCTGTACTTCGGCGACCCGGCAGCGATGGCCGAGCGGTTGCAGCAGTTCGCGGCCCTTGGCATCCAGCCCCCGAGCGCCGGCCAGATTGTGCCCAACGGCGGCGGCCAGAAGAAGCCCACAGATGCGGTCAGATCGGCCAACGCCGGGATGGTGCCAGCATGAACACGCGCGAGTACACATTCTCCTGCAAGTGCGGCCACAAGTGGGAGACGGTCTGCAATCACCACCAAGCCGTCGATCAGGCGTGCCCGTCGTGCAAGAGCGATACGGGCGTGAAGATCGACCGCAGCGAGATCCAGAGCGGATTGGCCGGCGGGAAGCAGTATTACGGCCGCGAGTGGTCCAAGGCTGAACAGGTGTGGCTCGAAGGCCCCCGGATCAACAAGAGCGACCTGCCCGCGTGGCGCAAGTCGATCCCCAGCCTTGAGACGAACCACAAAGACCAAATCGTGTTCAAGAGCGACAAGCACCAGCGAGAGGTGTTCAAGGCGATGAGCCAGGGCAAGCGAGACAACGAAGCGCGAAGAGCGCAGGAGGCGTCCAGTGGCACTTGACGAGGCGACGGCACAAGCAACCGCACAGGCCGATTCGGAGATGCTTTCGATGCTCTCCGGGAAGTCCACACCCGAACAGCCGGACGCCGGGAGTGGGGGCGCTCCCGCGTCCGGTTCCGGGCCTGAACCCGACGAGATCCACGACGATCTTCCGGGCGACGATGCCGACATCGAGGATGCTGCAGACGAGCCAGCCGAGCCAGCGGACGAAGTGGCGCAGGAGTTGGCCGACTACGCCGAAGAGTTGGGTTTGGACGGCGAGGCGGTCAAGCGCCGCGTTGCCCTGCTCGGCGAGGACGCTGTTCGCAAGGCGCTCGACGCCGAACGTGAGGCCCTTGTCTCCAAGATGCGCGGCGGCGAGAAGAAGGACGAGCCATCCGCCGAAGCGCCCAAGGCCCAAGACCTGTCCAAGTACCTCGATGCCCTTGGCGACGAGGACAGGCGTATGGCGTTCATCGACAACAACCCCGACGCCGAATGGCTGCTCGAAGGGATCGCGGCGCTCAAGGCCGAGGTCGAGGCGTTGAAGAAGGACACCGGCGAGGTCAAGGGTGTTGCCCAGCAGTTCACCCAGCAGCAGCGGGCGGCGGCTATGGCCGAGGTCAACGACTTCTACGAGCGGGTTTGGAAGAGTGGCGATCGTCGCTTCGGGCCCGCGAACGCCATGAAGTTGTCGCCCCAGACCCAGCAGCAGCGTGAAGAAGTGGCGACGTATGCGGAGTTCCTGATGCAGACGCGCGGCCTGTCCCCGGGCAAGGCGCTGGATCGGTCCTACGCGAAGTTCTCCAAGCAATCGGCGGAAGCGCCGAAGGTTGGCGGTGAACGGCTCCCGACTGCACTGCGCAGCACCCCCCAGCGCGGGCAGGCGGTCATCAAGGAACGAAAGGCCGCCGATCAGCAGCGGCAGGAGAAGCAGAACGATCGTGTCATGCTCGACGCGATCAGCAAAGTGTTCCGCTAAAGGGAACCACAACTCGACTGGTCGTGACGGGTTCTCTTGTGGAAGAGCCAGCACGCACGAAAGGGCTCGACAAGCACAGGAGATGAATCATGTCACAGATCACCGGCGTTTCGATGGACAACCTGACGGGCATTCTCAACTACTCGCTCACCAAGTACAAGGACACCGATGTCCTGAACATCACGCAGAAGTACCAGACGTACTACTTCGTCGATGAGGTGTTCCGTCAGAAGAAGTACGACGTGCAGGGCGGCACCAGTGTCACTTACCACATCGTCACCGACAGCAAGGGCAACTCGCGGCACATCAACTACCTCGAAGCAATGGACATCAACATCCAAGACCCGAGCATCCAGGGCTCGGCTCCGTGGGCGATGATCCGCGGCTCGATCGAGTGGAACCGCATTGCGATGATGGCCAACAAGGGCGACGACGTGAAGATTCTGGACTACATGAAGGTCCAGCGCTTCCGTGGCAAGGCCGGCCAGATCAACGAGATCGAAGCCAAGGCCCCCCTCGCCCCCGAGAGCGCGACCGACACCCGCAACCCGCGCGGCTTGGGCTACTGGCTCGGCTGGCTCCCCTCCGGCACCACGGACTACACCGGCGGCTTCAACGGCACCACCTGCTTCTATGGCGACGGTGCGACGACCACGACCATCGGCGGGATCAGCCGCACGGCCAACCCCGAGACGTGCAACTGGGTCGCCAACCACAACGGCATCAACCCGCAGACGTTCGACACGATGCAGAAGGCCCTCAACGACACCGGCTTCGTCCGCCCGCGCGACTTGGCCGAGTTCGAGAGCGACCGGAACAAGTTGCGCAAGATCCTGATGAGTCTGGACCAGAAAACCCAGTACGACCAGATCCGCAACAAGTTGAGCAACGGCGGGCGCAACGGCGACGTGAACCCCTACGGCTCGACCAAGGCCGAGTTTGGCGGCATCGAGGTTGTTGGCCTGCCCACGCTCAACGGCGTGTCGTACGACCCCATCTACATCGTGGACTTCACCCACTTCTACCCGATCCTCCACTCCAACTGGTTCCTCCACACCGATCCGGTTACGCAGAAGCCGTTGGTCCCGGACATCTTCTTCTCGTGGTTGACCACTTGGTACAACTACTGCTGCGACAACCCCCGAACCCAGGCCGTCTTGCACAAGGTCCGCTGATCGCTGACCGACAGGACATCACACAAAAACAGGTTTCTGAAGAAAGGCGACAAACATGGACAACAATGCAAGCGCATGCGTCAAGACGTTCTGGTATCACGGGTTCTCATACAACGCAACGTTGGCGTCCCGTGCCCAGATCACCACGGTCATCACCGAAGGCATGTTCTTCTGCCTCGACATCGAGGCGCACGAGGACATCAATGTGTCGGGCGGCACCCCGCCGACCGGCACCGACTACGGCCTGATGAACATCAAGCCCGAGCCCAACGCGGGTTCGGCTACCAGCACGGGCAATGCGGCCTTCGCTCTCTCGAAGGTCGTCACCAAGCCCTACACCAACTCGCTCTCTGGGTTCGCTGGTGTGGTGGCTGGCCGCACCAACGCCCGCAAGTGGGGCTCTCAGTCCTACGGCGCGGGTCCGCAGTATCTCGAACTGGCAACGCATGGCCCCGTGGTCATGTGCCGCTTGAACGGCACGTTCAGCAAGTACACCGAGATCATGCTGGCCAACGACTCGTTCTTTGGCATCCCGTGGGCGGCGGTGGACGTGACATCGACGGTCAACCAGACCACGGTGAACGCGGCTCTGGCGTCGGTTCGTTCTCAGCATCAGAAAACGGTTGGCGCGTGCCTTCTCGCGGGCACCTACGACGGGACGCAGTTGGTTCCGTGCCGTCTCTACAACCTCTCCGGCGAGAGTTGATCGAAGTTAGCGCGCATTCGGGGAAACAACTTGGCGCGAAGTGGATGGTCGATCGTGAGGCTCAGCCTCAGCACTCCCCGAATACGCGAAGTGCCCCCCGCTCAGAGATGAGCGTGGGGCGTATTGATGAGCGATGCGACGGAACAAATCGGGTTCACGCGGGAGCGTTTCATCTTGGAGATGGCCGATCAGGTCGGCCTCACCGAGTATGACATCGCCGGTTCTCCCACGATCCCGGTCGCCCCGGCCAACATCGCCAAACTCGGCTCCGCCCTTGATCGCGGCTACAAGTCGTTCCTGTCGTGGAATCCGCGATGGACGTTCCTGGAGCGTGACATCGACATCGACCTGACCGGCGAGGGGGATGCGTCCCCCTTGTGCGTCAACGGCGAGCGCTGGCGGTATCGCCTGCCCGAGTACATCAGCGGGCCACCAAAGAGCGATTGGGAGTTCAACACGGACAACGTGCTGCTCCGCGCGATCAAGAACATCCCGGCCAACTCCCTCAAGAAATTGCACTTCCGCCGCCCGTACGTCACGGGGATTCCCCTGTATGCGGCGGTGCGGCCCCTTGTGCCGGACGGCGGTACGGCGCAGCGGAACGTCGGGTTCGAGTTGGTGGTGTGGCCGACGCCAGCACAAAACTTCTCGATCACGGCGGTGTTTCGGATCACGCCCCCCAACATGGTCGCGCTGGACGACCGGGCGATCGGCGGTCCCGAACACGACTTGGCTGTGTTGGAACAGGCGATTTACGAGTTCAAGAAGGCGGACAACCCGGGGATGGAGCGCCCGATGGAACGGCTCATCGAGTCAAAGAGGTTCGACGACAGCACACGCTCGCGCGACACAGGCCCGATGTCGATGGCATGGTACAGAGATCCAGCCGTGACGATTGAAGGCATCCCGGGCACGTTTAGGTAAGGAGAATCATCATGGCTGAGGGCATGGTCAATCGTTACAACATCGAGACGTACTTGGATCAGTCCGAGCCCGTGAACGGCATTCTGTTTGAGGACCCGATTCCGCTTGGCAACTGGAAAGTCGTGAACGGCGACAACCTGACGGCCACCAATTCCGGCGTGTCCTATCAGGGCAACGATCAGGCAACGTCGGCTGGCGATCTTGGCTGGGCTGGCGCAACCGCCATGCCCGTTATCGCGTGGAAAGAGTCGGCGGAAACCGAGATCGTTCGGTTCCCAACGCACATCCCTCACGACTTCGTGTTGCAGTCTGCGGACGGGCGGTTTGAGCCGTACATTGCCATCGGCCTTCGCTGGCGATTCGTCTCGGCGGCGCTTGCGTCAACCACGACGGCACTGAAGGTCACGGCCCGTTGGCAGAATCAGGGCGTCAACAACACGTTCAACAACGTCACTGTGACGGGTGCGGCTGCTGGCACTGGCGTGGCGTATGCAACCACATCTGCCTTCCAGTGGACCTGGTTCGAGGTGTGTGGTGCGGCTAATACCACGGTCGGCATGACGGCGGCGCAGAAGCGGACTTTGGTTGCTGGCGCGCTCATCGACTACCAGATCGGCATTTCGGCGGTCCTTGGTTCGGACGAGTGCTTCCAGATTTCGGCCACGGCCATTCGCATGCGCCGCCACATCACGGTCAAGGACAAGACGGCCCGCGCCTACCGGCCCAACTAAGAAGGGGGCCGCATGGCCGAATCTGTGAATCGGTACAACTTCGAGTCATACGCCGATCAGAGTGCGTCTCATGGCGGGGTGGCCATCGAACAGGCCATCCCGCTTTCATCGTTCACGCTGTTCGGCTATGACACGATGGTTGCGATTGATGCGGTGACACCCCTCTACGGCTGGGACAACCCGGCAAGTCCGCTCGATGGGTCGCAGGCAAACGAAGGTGCGTTGCTGTGCATGGCCATCAGCAACACGTCCGACCAAGGCGCACACTTCGACCACCAAACCAACCTCCCCGGTCATTTTGTCGGCGGCGGGGACCAAAAGACCCTAACCGAGCCCATGCTGATGGTGGGCATCAAACACCGGGTCTACTACTCCAGTGGCGGGGCCGTCGTCCCGCTCTCGAAAGTGTGGGCGACGTTCCACGACGACGAGGCCGCGCCGTTCACCGTGACCACCACGGCGGCCCTGTCCGACGCCACAACCTCAGCCACCAACCTCTCCACGTTCTACTGGACGTGGCACAACATCGGCGGGGCCTTGACGGATGCGCAGCGGCGCAACGTAAAGGGCGGGACCACGTTCCGGCTCCGGCTGGGGCTCAACGAGTCAACAGACCTGAACGGCTACTACCAGATCCTTGGTGTGCGGTTGCGATACCGCGTACACATCACCCTTCCCGTTGTTGAGGACCGCAAGCACCGATACCAGTAGGAGGACGGATGACGCGCATTTCCGGGCCATACAGGGGGGTTTCGGACGTGCTGGCGCATATCGACCAGCCCGGCGACACCGCGCCTCCAGAGGCTTGGCTGAACGCCCGCATCAACTCCGTGGGCAGCGAGAAAGCGACCTTCGGACGCCGCCCGGCACTGGTCCCCGCGTTCACCCAGACCGTTGGCGACGGAACCCGCGTTCAGGGCATGGGCGTTATCTCGACGGCCCGCGGCAGTTCCTACACCACGGGCGCGACGACGACAGTGGACGAGATCACAAGCCTCTCGGGCGCTTCCACGACCGGGCAGGCGTGGCTGCTCGACAACCTGCTCCAGCCCATCGCCGTGTTCCGCGACCCGTACCCCGACCTCGACGGGGACGGAACGCCAGCATCGGACAACCGCAACGGCTGGCGATGCTCGTGGCACCCCTCCAACCCCAACAAGGGCGTGTTTGCGACATTGCAGACGAAGGACTACGGCGGCTCGATCGGCACACGGACGATCACGCACCTCACCTACTTCGACATGAGCGAAGATCCCGACGACCGCAAGGTGTGGACCAAGGAAGTCGAGGACAAGACCACGGCCGGCACGCTCGCGGCTGACCCCCGCGACCTTCGCGCGGCCCGCGTCGTCTGCACCGAGAACTTCGTGCTGGTGGCGGTCGGACCGTACATCCAGGTCTACCGCGCGTCGGACGGCGTGTACATCCAGCGACTCACGCTCCCGACGTGGGCCTATCACCTCGTCGATCTTGGATACACACCCCGAGTCTCCCGCCGCCTCTACGCCCTCGCGTGGGGCAACCCGGACCTCTCGGGCGAAGTCACCGACGACACCTTCAACGAGGGTGCCGACTTCCGCGCGTGCGTGGTGTACCTGTGGCTGGACGACAAGGCGACGAGCGCCGTCAACGACTCCATCGTGGGGGCGATCGACTCACTGACCCGCAAGCCGCCGTCATACGCCTACTACGAGAACCACGGGACGCTTCGATTCTCCGAATGGCTCCCGCACTCCCCGCGTGGGTTCCTGCCGTTCTCGATGACGTTCGGAGAAGTCCTCTCGCTCTACACCACCAACGGGCGGGACGTTCGCTCGCCGGTCCTGTTGTTCGCCGGAGCGAATCAGGCGTTCGGGCCGGACAACTCGACGCACGCGCCGGACGGGTCCGTGCCGTACTTCTCCGTGTTCGAGGCCACGACCAGCGGCAACGAATACCTCAAGGGCAACGGCGTTGACCAGTGGCCCGTGACGATCGGACCAATCGGCGACCCACAGGTGTTCCGCACGTTCGGCGACACCGACACGATCAAGGACGACTGGGAATCGACTGGCTGGTTCAACGACCGCCCGGTGGACGCGGATCTTGAGCCCATCACGACGACGACGAGCGGCGACGTGGGGCCGTACCCCTCGATCTGTGCGATCGACTCGGTGAAGCGTGACAGCCTGCAAACGTCGTTCACCAACCGCGTGTTCACGTTCGGCGCCGGCAAGGTGATCGGCGTTGCTGGCCCACCAGATACGCGGGCCAATGTGTTCGGCTGGGACATCAACGGCGGCCTGGTGTGGCGCGCGTTTGTTGGCGGCGACGTGTTCCCCCATTGCGTGCGGTACGACGCTTACCGCAACGTCGTGGTGGTGGCGGGGCAGCGCAACAGCGATTGGACCGGGGCATCGGGCCGCATGGCGAGTTTGTGGAGGCTTGACCCCGAAAGCGGGGCGATCATCGACTTTTGGGATTCAGGGGACGACGCATGGGTGTATGGGCTCGACGTTCGCTTTGGGCGCACGTTGGTGGTCACAGATCACGTTCCCGTCTAAGGAGAGACTACATGCCAGACTTCAACGAAGGACAAGACGACCACACCAGCATCAGGGACATGCTGCGCGATCAAACGTTCGAGTTGCGGGCGATCAGAACGGAAATGCAGACCCAGAACAAGAACGTCGAAACGCTGCTTCGCTGGAAGAACGGCGGCGACGATCCGCACACTGGCGTGGACGTGCGGCTGGACAGGACCGAGCGCGACGTGGAGGAGTTGAAGGAGCGGGCGGCGACACAGAGCAGAACCGTGTGGGGTGCGATCGGTGCGATCGGGCTCCTGATCGTGTCCAAGGTGGTTGACTTCGTGGGGAAGTAGATGGCATGGACACGCGACACAACTTCTGGGGCTACTACCCACTCGACAACGGCTATCGAGTTCGCATTGGTCGGGGGTGCTTCGGCACGCTTACCGGCCCTTTTCTCGGCGGACTTCCAGTTGAGCGACATCGCCCACCACGTTCGCGTCGTCATCCTTGCCAGCGCGGACGGCGGTTCTGGTTGGGAAATCGGCATTGCCACAGACGGGGATGCTGTTGAAACCGATCTGATGATCCGCCGCCGAGTCTTTGGAACGCCGGAGAACACCACGGCCAGCCAAGCCCACTCGATCACCGCCGGCACGCCATTCACGCTCCGCATCGAAATCCTCGACAACGAAACGATCAACGCCTACCTGATCGCGGCGGGCGAGATCAAGGCGACCGTCACCCACAACAACGTCACCGGCCTGACCTTCTCCGGCAACACCGCATGGGGCTACCTGTGCGACGTGGACGGCGCGGTGGTCCTCTCGGGCCGCGTCACGACGCTGTCCAAGACGACGGCCAACGTCAACGAAGCCCCGTGGTGGGTGGCGGGCGGCGACCTTGCGGCCTCGTTCGACCAGCGGAACGCGACCCTTGTGCAAAGCCGCGTGTTCCCCCCGGACGTGGACGTTTCGGGCGTGGCGTTCGAGAACTACGTCTATCTCGTCGGCGGCGGGCGGGCCCGGCGCATGCAGGCTATTACCCGCGTGGTGGACAACTGGGCACCGACTTCGGGCACGCTGCCCGGTCAGACCGTCGCTGGCAAGACGACGGCGAACGGCGTGTTCAACTGGGGCAAGAGCGTGGGCCTGTTCCTCGACCGGGACGCGCCCAACCGCATCTACCTCTCCGCGATCGGTGATCCCCTCGACTTCAACACCGGGTCCACGATCTTCGGCGCCGCGATCGTGATTGCACTCCCCGAGCCTGTGGCGTCCGTGTCAGCCCTCTCGGACCAAGTGCTGCTCATCGCCTGCACCCGGTCGGTCTACGTCCTCTTGGGCGATCCGCGATTGGGTGGGAGCGAACTGCGGCCAATCTCCTCCACGCTGGGGGCGACGGGAGCGGGCGCGCTGGCAACGCGGCTCACCCAGGGGCGCAACCTGATCCACACGGCTCAGGGCGTGATGCAGGTGGGTGTCGATGGGCTGGCTCAGTTGTCGTACCCGATCCTGCGCGAGCCCTTGCGGGTCGAAGTGGCCGAGTCGTCGGATTACCTCGTCCAGATTTGCCACGAGCCCCAGAACTCGCTGGTGTTCGTGTTCAAGTCGCACCGGACGGACCCGACAAAGGACAAGATGATCGTCTACCACGAGTTGGTGGGCGGATACGACCCGGGCGCGGGCGGGTGGATGATCGACGAATACGACTCGGATGCGGTGCCGATGGCCTCCTGTACTTGGCAGGGAAAGGCCCTGATGGGCGGGCGCGACGGGGTGGTGCGGTGGTTCTCGGCTGATTACGACCTCGACGATGAGGAAACGGACATCGAGAACTACTGCCCGTTCGCCCTGATCGACGCGCCGGGCCTCGAGAACGACGTGATCCTCAACCGGCTCCAAGTCCTCTTGTCGAAGGACTCGGGCGATGTGACAGTGACGGTCTACGGCGGATCGAACCCCGAGAACGCCTTTGGCCCCGCGACCCGCACCCAGAAGTACCGGCAGACGTTCACGACGACCACGCCGCCCGTAGTGCCCCGCGTGCGGGATTCGGCACTGGTGGCGGTGGTGTCCAGCGCGAGCGACGAGCAGTGGATGGTCCAGTCTGTTGAGGCCGGATTGCTCGCGGGCCTGCGGACCTCACGGCACCCACGCCCGGTCGCGGCGGCACTGGCGGCACCAACCAGCCCGGGAACGCCCCCGATCGGCGGCACGGACAATCCCGCGGGCGACGGGCCGGATCTGCCCGACAACCAGCCGGGCGGTCCTGACGGCACCAAGGTTCACTGATGAAACGCACCATCCAATCGGTGTTCTCGTTCACGTCCGACGGGCTCGCCAAGTTCGCCTCGCAGGTGTCGGCCCTGTTCGATCGACCTCGCGCGTCGCTGCGGTTCTCGATCGGCGGGGAAGTCACCGACGCCCGGCGTGTGACGATGCAGGTGGTGGGGCGGAGCGGACTGAACGCGGCCCCAAATCAGGACTATGCCGAGAACCCCACCAGCAACCGATTCCTGATCGTGTTCAGGGTCGGGACGGCGGAGTGGGGTGCGCCGGCGGGGACACAAACCCTCGCGGTCGCCACCGGCACGCTCATCAAGGCGCACACGGCGGACCAACTTCTACTCGTCGAGACGGACGCCAACGGCGTGGCGGCGGTTGATGTGACGGTTTCGGGCGCGGGGACGCGATATGTGACGGCGACGATCGGCGAAGAGTCGGCCTCGTCTGGTGCGATTGCGTGGGCGTGATGCCTACCATGATCTGACCACCGCTCGCGCGACGGAGTACGCGCCATGCCTTGGCCACTTCTTGTCGGTGCGGCTGCTGCTCTCGGCGGCGGCCTCCTCTCAGCAAACTCCGCGTCCAAGGCTGCAAAGGCCCAGAATCAGGCCGCCCAAGACGCCGAGCAAATGTACAACCAGCAGACGTTGATGGGCATGGCCCGTCAGGCAATGGCCCTCTACGGCGGCGAAGGTGGCCAGCGGTATTTGCAGGGCGCGCTCCCTCGTGAGCAGTATGACTATCTGTTCGGGCGTGCGGCCCAGTCCGGCACGCTCACCGAGTCAGAACGCACCCGCATGGCGGATCTCGAGCGTCGCATCGGCGAGATTGGCGGCGGCCGCGGCGGCGGGTGGATGACACGGCAGGGCGTGGAGGACAGCCGAGGCACGAGCGCTCGCCGGAACGAGTTGGAGGTTTTGCAGAAGGAACTCCAAGCACTCCAGACCAAGGCGGGCGGCGATCGCGGTGTGACGGCGGCGCTTGACGTGGGCGCGTATCAGGGGCAGGGCGGGTATCTGTCCAAGATGAACGACCTGGCCTCGACCTTCGAGGGGAAGGGCAACGCGGCCCTTCGCGGGTTCAACGCCGACACCCAGCGGCTTTTGCGTGGCTCGCGGCAGATCGAGCAGGGTGCGGCTGGATTCGGCGATCAGGAACGCAAGCGGATCAACCGTGACGCGGATACGGCGCTGACCGGCGCGAACCGCGCGGCGCTCGCGCGGCTCGCGGCGTCAGGGCTCGCGGATTCGACGCTGACGGCGAATCAGTACGGCGAGAACTCCCGGCTGATGGAGAACATGCGGCAGGACCAGTTGGGCGCTCTCGGCGATCGACAGATCAACCTTCTCACCGGGCTTCGTCAGAACACGCTCGGGATGGACAACCAGCGCAGCACGCTCGGCTCGCAGATGCGGCTTGGGCTCAACGATCAGTCGCTCGCACTTCGACAGGCCCCGCTCCAGACCGAGATCGGCGTTCTCACGGGAAACGCCTTCAACCCGTACCTCAACCAGAACACGACGCAGTATTTCCCGGGCGCGTCCTCGGGTGCGGCGGCTGGTGCGACGTTCGGCAACGCCTTGGGTGCGGTCGGCGGCCAGTTGGCCAACTACGGCATGATGCAGTACGGGCAGCAGCAGGCGCAGCAGCAGGGTTGGCAGGGCATCCCGTACGCACGCTAGGAGCAGAGCATGGCGGCACAAGTCCAAAGCACGTTTCGGTTCACGATCATCGAGGATGGTGTGTCGTCCACCTACTCGCCCCAGTTCACAATCCCGGCGGTTCCGATCGCGGGCGGGCCGTTCCAGTCGCAGCGATTCACCATCCCAGCCATCAGCGACACGGACCCGTGGCCGGATCCCACGCTGATCTGGTCGTGGGAGAACAGCCCGACGCCCAAACTCATCGTCGCCCAACTCCGTTCCGGCGTCGGCTTCGTGCGCCTCGCGCTCATGCGAGACATCCCCACCAGCGACACGGACATCACGCCCAGCGGCACGGGTGTCAAGTGGACCGAACACCCGCTCGCGGGACACAGCGAGTTCAAGTTGAACACGGTGGAGTGTGTCAGCATTTCGAGCGCGTCGTCCTTCCTCGGTCAGGACGGCGACGGGTTCCCCAACATCCTCAGCGATTCGGCGGTCGATGCGCGCTTCTACAAGATTTACGCACGCAACACCAGTTACACGACGGACGCGACGCTGGAAGTCTGGGTGGTGGAGTAAGCAATGGCAGCAACGGCCTACTTCTATGCGTCGGACACCAACACTGGCGAGACTTCGACCGCAAACATGATCCGCATGTTCTGCCGTCCCCTCTCGAACGGTTCCGGCGGGCCTGACCCAAGCCCAGCAACCCAAGGGGCGGCGCTCGCAACCGAGATCAACGCGGCCAGCGAAGAGACGATTTGGGTTTTCCCGAGCAGGCTCATGTCCGTTCTCGACAACGAAGGCGCGGCGGGCTGCGTGTCCGTGGCCGATATGCTGGTGAACGGGCCGCAGACAGGGCTCCGCAAACAGCGGTTTCTGGCGATGATGACGGCGCTGCGTGACGGCCTCAACGACGGAATCGTGATCGACGGTCTGCACTTCGACGAAGAACCTGGGTACATGGGCGACACGTTCGGCTACTACACGCTGGGCGGCAGCAGCAGCGCACGCGGCACGGCGATGTTCAACGTTCTGCAAGACCCTGTTTTGCGGCGGCACTTCCCGTCGTATATGTGGGACTTGACCGAGGGGCAGTTGCAAGGCTTCACCGATTGGAATGGGACGGTTGGCAGCCGGTACGCCGTGGACTGGGATCGCGTGATTCTCGGCAAGATTTGGGACAGCGTGCGGGATTTCGTCTCGATCTTCGAGAGCGTGTTCGGCTACGTTCCTGCCACCGTCTGCAACTACGAGGACGAGAACCTGATTCGCGCTCGCAAGTATTCATCTGGCCAACCTGTCGGCGCGGCGTCAAGGTCGATTGCAAACGTTTCCTGCCCTCCCATGTGGCTGTCCGGCGACACCAATGCGGCATACACGACCACGGCCAAGCCGAACTGGTGGAACAGCCTGATTTGGAACCTGAACTGGGTCCGGTCCTTGCGGGGCCGGATCGTCCCCCAGATCAGCCAGCCGGGGCATGACGGGGACGCAAACCCCGTCGTCACTAACTACGACCTGTGGGATGAGTTGCTTGCCCACCTTGGGGCAATGGGGATCGGCGAGTTTATCGGGTTCACTTTCGGCGCTGGAAGCACCCCGAAGGGCCATATGCAAAGCGTTCTGGCGGGATTGGACGTGGCGACGGACGCGCCGGCCCGGTATGACCTGATCCCCTACGACGCGGACAGCATCACGACGAATGGATACACCACGGAATACTCGTCATCGCTCGGTTCCAGCCGCGTGACGAGTTAGGAGGCGGCATGACACGGATCGACCCAAACGCCTTCGCGCAGAACTACCTTGCTGGTGCCCAGTTGGGCACGCAGCAGTTTCGCATCGTTGACGAGATGCAACAGCGTCAGTTGGCCCAGCAGCGCGAGCAGGAACAGTTGCAGCGGACGCGCATGATCCTCAAGAGCGTGTTGCAGCAGTCGGCCGCTCCGGCGCTGACGGGCGTTCCCGAGCAGGGCATGGGGCCGATGCCTGACTCTGGCGGGTTCGCGGGCGCGATCGAGCAGAACAACAAGGACGTGGAGGAACTGTCGGCGATGATCGACGTTGCCGGTCCCGAGTCCTTGCGATACATCAGCGGACTTGTGGACGATCGGCGGAAGGTGTCGAAGGCACTGGCCGACGCTCGCCATGCGTGGGATCGCGGCATCGCGGGGCACATCGACCCGAAGAGACACCAGGACTTCGCGGCGTTCGCGCAGTTGTTCGCTGCGGAGCAAGACCCAGAGCGGAAGATGGCGCGGTTGGACCAGTTCTACCAGCAGCAGCAGGCACAGGCGAAGGCGGATCAGGCGCTCCAAGAATGGGACTACAAACAGGGCGTGATGCAGGCCGGGCGCGAGGTGTTGCAGCAGGGCTCGCAGGCGTTCCAAGCCTCCCGCGACAAGGCGAAGGCGTCGGCAGAGGCCAAGGCGTTCGAGGACAAGGTGGCCCGCACGTCTGAGAACTACCAGAAAACCCGCGGGTGGTCGAAGGACAAGGCCGACGCGCACGCCTATCTGGTGCTGTCAAACGCGGAGAACGAGCCCGCGTCGTTGGGCGGTGTTCGCAACCAGAACATCGAGAAAGACCCGGACTTGCGCGAGGCGAATCAGAAGGTGGCGGACTTGGACGCTGCGATCAAGCGCATCGAGGACAGTGCGAACGACGACGTTCCCGTGCCGGCCGACGTGATCGCCCGGCGCGTGGCCCCGCTTCGCCAGCAGCGCAAGACCATCATCGAGGCGGCGAACGCCCGGTATCGGATGCTCTACGGCGGCGGGGAGTCGGCCCAGCCTTCTAGATACGACTTACCACAAACCACATCCACGACTTCGGCCCCCGCCGCGCCTATGCAGGCGGCTCCGGTTGCTGACGACGCGACGGTGGCGGAAGTCATCAAGGCTCTGACGGCCCGGCTTGGGCGTGAACCGACCGACGACGAGATCGACAAGGCGATGGGGGCACTATGACGCAGATTGCTCGGCAGCCGGGATTGGTCTACGAACGCGAGGACGAGTCCCAGCCCGCCCAGGTGTCGAAGTACGCTCGGGCACGCGCGCTCGCGGCACAGACGGCTCCGGTGGCCCCGGCACCGTCCAAGTACGCGGCGGCGCGGGCGTTGGCGGCACAGTCGGCCCCACAAACACCCCCTAATCACCCCCTAGATACCCCCCAATCACCCCCTAGATATTCGTGGGACGCCCAGTTGAAGGCTGGTTTCGCCAATGCTGACCAGTATCGCAACCGCCCAGCCCCACACCCGCAGCAGCAACAGCAGTTGCCCGTAGCGTCGTCCACCTTCCCAAATGACCCAGAGGGCGAATACAACCTCATGGCGCGGCTGGCGGGCTCACAGCCCCTTCCGCCCATGCAGCAGGTACAGCCGGGGATGCCCAGCACGACGGCGAGCCAATTGCAGCGGCCCGCAAGCCTTGAGAACCTTGGCAACACCATCGGCGACGCGGCGCAGGCTGGCTCCGAGTTCATCCAGAGTGCCCCGTATGGCATGATGAAGGACGGGTACGACCAAGCGGCTGGACTCGCGGCCCGCGTTGCCAACGTCCCCATGATTGGCAGGGCAATGGAGGCGGTCGGACTCCGCCCGGACCTTGCAAACGACACGAGCGGCTACGAGCCTGACGTGCGGCCACCCGACACGATCCCGGGCCAACTCGGGCGTGGCGTCGGGTCCGTGGGCAGCATGTTCGCGGCAACGGCGTTGACGGGTGGTGCGCCCGTTGTGCTTCCCCTCGTCGCCGGTGCCCAGAGCCTTGGCGCGACGTATCAGGCCGCGCGGCAGCGTGCGTTGGATATGGGCGCGAACGACCAACAGGCCCACCAAATCGCGGCGGCGGAGGCCGACATGATGGGCCTTGTCTCGACGGTAACAAGCCTCCCGGTTGGCAAGGCGTTGAGCGGCATCGCTCCGCAGGCGTTGGTTCGGGCCGTGGCGACGGCGAACCGTGGCGGGCAGTTGGGCCAGTTGGTGCGGACGGCGGTTGCTGAGGGCAGCCAAGAGGCAGCGGAAGAAGTCGCCCAGATGGTGCTGCAGCGCGTGGCGGAGGACGATCCGGCGGCGTTCCAAGACTGGCAGCGGCGCGTGGCGATCGCGGCGGGTGGCGGTGCGATCGGCGGCGGCATCATGGCAGGCGTGCAGGCTGTTGGCAGCCAGCCCAGCCCTCAGGCACCGCCGCAGGACTTCACCGCCCAGCGTGCGGCACTAGGGGCGTTTGCGCCGCAGAACGCGCAGCAGGTGCAGCAGCCCATCCCACGCGGCGAGCAGGCAGGCCCAGAGGCTAGTGTTCAGGCGGTTGAACAGGGGTGGCCGTCCGAGTTAGTGAACCGATTGGGCGGTGCGGCAACAGCCGCGAAGCCGAAGAAACAAGAGCCGTGGAAGCACAGAACCTCTCTTGGCGTGGCACAAAGCATTGCGTCAGAAGGGTTCCGTCCTTCCAGTGGTGGCGAACTTGGGTCCGGTGTGTACATCACAAACGACACGTCCATGATGGGCACGCTGGGAGGGGCTGGCGAGCGATTCAAGACCACGCACACAACTGACGTTGATCTTGATGTCAATGGGCGTCTGCTTGAAATACCAAGCGACGCGCCAAATACCGCGCTTGCCATTCTGGAGGCATTGCGCGGAAACAGGCAAGTTGCTGCGAAAGAGTACGACGCGATCAAAGACTCTTTGTGGAACTCCAGCGCAGACGACGAGGGGACGATTCTCAACATGCGAGAGATTCGCAAGTTGGTGAAGGACGCCGGGTATGTTGGAATCTCTCGCAAAAGCCCGGGTGGTCGTCAGAGTGCTGTGGTGTTCAATGCGTCAGACCTGAAAGCGAAGTATGCCCAAGAAACGAAAGCAATGCACCCGGACGACGCCGCCGACCTGCGAAGGCGCATGGCGTTGTACGTCAAGAAACTACGGTCCTCGCCCGTCGGGAAAAACTCGGTTGCCAACAACGCATCCGTCTACAACGACCTTGGGATTGTGATTCGAGAGTTGAACGCCGCTGGCCAACTGTCGCAGCAGGACCGATCCGCCCTTGCGTCTGTGTATGACGCTGGCGGTCTTGAGAAAGCCCTGGCCCCCACCCCCCCGCAGCCAAGCCGCGAGGAGGGAGGGACGAACAAGGTCGAGTACGTCGATGGCAAAACGGGCATGAGGGTGTCGTTTGAAATCAAAGGGACAGAGGGCGTCAACCTGTCTGTCCTTCCGCCCAAGAACGACACGAACTACCGCCCCGGAACAAGCGAGATCCGGCGCATCAACGCCGACATCCTTGCGAAGTACCCACAACTCACTCGCATCCGAGGGGAGCGTGTGACGGGTGCGCAGAAGGCGGCGGCAATACTTGAGGCCACAAAGCCAAGAGATGACGGACCCGGTTTTGCATGGCGGGCCGAAGAGCGCAGGCTGTTGGAGTTGTTCCCGACCGAGTTGGGGCCGCTTGTCGAAAAGCGTGATTCGCTCCAAGGTCAGGGGCTCAGTCGTGGACCACTCAGCCCGGAGGGGGAGGCGTACTCGGCAGCATCGAAGGCGGTTGAACTGTGGAAGAGGGCCAATCGTGATCGCACCGCACCAAAGCCGCAAGTAAGCCGCGAGGAAGCCGCAGCAAATCCGCCCGCGCCTGCAAAGGTGTCGATCAACGACGTATACAAAGACAAGAGCGACGGAACGCTTTACTTCGTTGACACGATCAAAGACGACGGCAGTTTCTTTCTGACATCCAAGAGTGGTGGCGGAGTTGTAATCAAAAAGAGCGATCTCCCCAGTTTTGAGAGTGAGTACGAGCGTGCGTATCCAAAGCCCAAAGACAACCCCGCATACCAGTTTGCGTTTCGCACGCCACCGTGGAACGTGACAAAAGAGGAGATGGCCGCCAATGAGGACCAAGGTGTTGCGCCAAACAACCCGACGCCCGACAATCGCCCTCTCCCGCCAATCGGAACGTACGCGGTCGATAAATATGGCGGATGGGTCATGCGGCTTGAGATGGTTGACCCGAACGAGTTGATTCTGACAGAGGACGCCAAGGATGGGCGGCGGCACCCGCTTTTTGGGAAGTATGTTCAATGGGCCAAAGAGGGGAAGCGTTCGCCGATCTATGTGTCCAGAAGCCAATCAGAGTCCCAGAAGGGGAAACTTGTTTCAAGCAACAGACGGCGAGTGTTGGCCGCTATCGACGCTGGATTGAACGAAATACCCGCTTGGGTTGACGTTGCTGGACCTGATGGGACCGCACTCAAGCATGAGCAATGGATCGAGTTGGCCGTCGAAGAAGGGTATGAGATTCCTGACGCTGTTCTTGCAGAATACCCACGGCTTGCAAAGAAGTATGCTGAGGACGACCATGATCCCTTGGTACCGCCGCCACCCAAAACTAACCAAGCCCCCAGCGTGGCCCCCGGTGTGGAACGTGCGGAAGGTGCGCCTCGTGGGGAGTGGAAACAAGAGCGAGAATACAAGGGAAGCGACGGCGGAAAGTACGCCGACTTTGTGTTGGGAAAATGGGCTGACGGATTTGCGACTGTCGAACTGGACAAGAAAAACGGGTATCGAATCCGCAACGTCTATGTAGACAAACCACTCCAGCGTCGTGGTAATGCCGTTGCGCTCTACGAGAAACTGAACTCCGAAAGCATCAACAAGACCGGAAAGCCCCTTCGTTCCTCAGAGATCGGACACGAGAAAAAGACCGGCCCAACGTCTATGACACCCGAAGCGCAAGGTGTGTGGGACTCTCTTGTGTCAAAGGGGAAGGCGGAAAAGGTTGGCGATCATTACAGGTTCAAGGCTGCAACGGGTGCGCCTCGTGGGGCTGTGGAGGTTGGCCAAACATGGATCGACCCCGGCGGGAACAAGATTGTTGTGTACGACGTTCGCGGCGACAAGGTAGACATTCGCGGGACGGGCGGGAAACTCGGCGGAACGCTGCACGCTGACCAGTTCAAAGATTTCACGC